TTGAACAAAGAGCGGATGAAATTAATAAAGCCATCCGTTCTGGCAAATTTATATACGATGTTTCTGGCAAAGCCAGATAAACTGTTGACAATAAAGAAATCAGCAGTATAACTATGAGCATAGAGACAAAAGCCTCTTAATGACTACCTTTTGTCTCAACTCAATTTCCAAAAGTCTAAAACTAATAAGAACTACCTGCTCAAGTACAGGCCCGTTAATTATCTGGTAGGCCAACTAGATAAAATACGCACCCTAGAAAACGAACAGCCTCTTGTCGGTGTTTAGCTTTGTAACTCGAAGCCAAATATCAGGAGGATTTATCATGGCTTTTACAAGTGCTGGAGGATACGGTAACTTACCAAACGGTAATTTTAGTTCCGTAATTTACTCCAAAAAAGTTCAGCTTGCTTTCCGTAAGTCTACGGTTGCAGGTGACATTACTAACTCAGATTATTTTGGCGAGATCGCTGCTCAAGGTGATACCGTTAAGATTATCAAAGAACCTGAAATCTCAGTTAGCTCTTATGCACGTGGCACACAAATCACAGCACAAGATCTTGACGATGAAGATTTCTCTCTTGTCGTAGATAAAGCGAACTACTTCGCCTTCAAAATCGACGACATTGAAGAAGCTCACTCACATGTGAACTTCATGGACTTGGCTACTAACCGTGCAGCATATCGCTTGTCAGATCAGTATGACCAAGAAGTATTAGGTTACTTGGCAGGATACAAACAGTCTGCACTACATGCTGCAGCTGATGCTGTAAACGACCAAGTAAACGGTACAAAAGCTGTTTCAACCGCAGGTTCAGACGAATTGCTTTCAAGCATGAAACTGAAAAAAGGTGACTTTGGCAACATCACAACAACTTCTGCTGGTGATCACTCGATTCCAGTAGCAGCTCGTTTGCCAGGTGCAACAGCTCTGCCAACAGCCACAGCTTCACCAGCAATGGTTGTAGCTCGTATGGCTCGTCTGCTTGATCAACAACAAGTTGATAAAGATGGACGGTGGCTTGTAGTTGATCCAGTATTCATGGAGATTCTACGTGATGAAGACTCACGTCTTTTCAACGCAGACTTCGGTGAATCAGGTGGACTACGTAACGGTCTTGTCTTGAATAACTTCCACGGCTTCCGTGTATACACTTCAAGCAACCTACCAGCAGTCGGTACAGGACCAGGTACAACTGGCACTGCTAACCAAAACACTAACTATGGTGCTATTGTTGCAGGTCATGATTCTGCTGTCGCAACTGCGGAGCAAATCAACAAGACTGAAACTTACCGTGATCCAGACAGCTTTGCTGACATCGTTCGTGGTATGCATCTATATGGTCGTAAGATCCTTCGTCCTGAAGGTATCGTTACTGCCAAATATAACGCAGCGTAGGGGGAGAATATACAATGGCTTTACAATCCGTAACTCGCATTGAGACCGCTGAGATTGCTCACGGTTCTCTTACTACTAGTTCAACTCACGACATCGGTACGGTTCCAGATAACTGTGTAATCCTTGCCGCTGGTGCTGAGTGTACTGCAGCCGCCACTATTGGTGGTGCTAACGCAGTAAGCTTTGGTGTAACAGGTGGTGACACCGATATGCTGGGAACAGCAGACATCAATGGTGCAAAAACTTTGGGTGCTTCTACTACTACAGTAAACGGCATCACAAATGTTACTACTGCATCTACAACATTTACTGCATTGCTTGCAGGTTCAAATGCACCTTCAGCAGGTTCGTTTAAGTTCTTTGTAGTGTATGCCCCTATGGGTGCTACAGGAGCAGCTGCTGAAGTGGATCGTGATCTACTAGCATAAGTAAACTTTAGGGGCTGCTTTCGGGTGGCCCCTTTCGCACACCTTAGGAAAACAGATGTCAACATACGTACAGCTTACAAACGAATTACTTAGACGTTTGAATGAAGTCCCTCTGGATGCAGCAGGTGATGGATTTACAACAGTGCGTAACGTTCAGGCTGCAGCTAAAGATGCTGTGAATAGTAGCTTACGTGAGATATACCATAACGGTCAAGAGTGG